AAAAGAAGAACTCTTAAATAAGACAGTTAATACTGTTATCGAAGAGAATATAAATACACCAAAAGAAGAAGAAGTTAAAACAGAAGAAAAACAGAATACTCTAATAACAACTTTAGGTGATGCTATTATAATGCAAAGTGAGTCTGCATTAAACGCAGTTAAAAAGAGTAAACTAAAAGGTCCAAGTGGCGCATCACGTAGAATAGCTAAAGCAATAGGCGCTAAAAACATAAAACTATCACAGTTAAACAAAGCATTTGATATACAGAAACGTTTTGGTATTAAACGACCTGAATGGCACGTTGTAGGAAGTTATGCTTTACAAGAGCTTCGAAACAAATTAAATAATGGAGTATCTCTTAATGATGCTCTAAATAGTCCCTATGAATGGAGATAAAAATGAGCTTAGACGTATTTAGCAAGTTTCAGCCTCTGTCTATTAACTTAAGTAAAGATGATAGCAAAGAAACAATAGACATCGAAGGTATTGCTACAACTGAACACCAAGATACAAGTGGTGAGATTATATTACAGAGTGGATTAGACTGGAGCTACTGTTTAAAGAATGGCAGCTTTAACTATGACCACAGTAATTTACCTGGACATATTGTAGGAGCACCTACTGAGATTAAACAGATGGTCCATAATGGTAAGCCTGCAACATCTATAAAAGGTGTGCTTTATGCAAAGAAACAAATTGTAAAAGATTTAGTAGAAAACTATAAAGCAATGAAGAGTGCAGGCAATATTAGAAAACTTGGATTTAGCATTGAAGGTCAAGTATTGGCACGCGATAGTAAAAATCCACATATTATTACTCGTGCTAAAGTATTGAACGTGTCATTAACCCATCAGCCTTGTAATACTGAAGCAACTGTTGCTATGGTAAAAAATATATTATCAAATATTGAGAAAGAAGAAAAAATGAGCGAAGAGCTAACAAAATCAGATGCAAATTTAGATTTACCAATGACATATGACCAAACTAAACTTCTTTGTGATTATGCGCAAAAGATGAAAGAACTTTTAGAATCATTACCAGAAAGTTATGACTTACCAGAATGGTTGCAAAGTAAGATTACTAAATCTCTTGATTATATGCAATCATCATATCATTATCTTGAAATCGAGTCTAAGGAAGAAAAAATGGAGATGGATAAGGATGTTAATCCGGACTATCTTGAAAGTTTAGAAGAAGAATCAGTAGTTTCTCCTGAAAAAGTCGTTCCTCCTGCAATCGATAGAGATAATGATTACCCACAGTCTTTTGAAATGGAAAAAGGATATTATAAAACAGACGAAGAAATGGATAAAATGGATAGAAAACAGATGATTGACTATGCTCGATTCTTAGAGGGTTTAGTAAAAGAATCTGATTTATCACCCATTCAGCCACAATCATTAGAAGATGATGATAAGCCTCTTGCATCTCAAGATATGAATATGGGAGAGTCTGATGAAGAAGAGCCTGAAATAGAGTTAGAAGTCGAAGGTTTAAGCCCTGAACAACTCAAAGAGCTTATTATGGGAATGCTTCAAATGAAAATGCCTGTAAATGAGATGATGTCTTACATTAAAAGATATTCAAAAGATAAACAATAAGGCTCCAAAATAACTTCTGTTTGACATTTATCATTATACTTGTTAAAATATACAAAAAAAAGTTTTAATGCAAACAGAAGTTATTTTAAGAATAGCTTAAAAAACATATAATAGTTTAAGTTATACGACATCTAAATAAAAAACCTAAAAAAAAAGTTGCTATTCTCGTAAAAAAATAAAACGTATTGCATATATAATAATATAGGATAGCAACGAACTGGTGAAGAGTGTTTGATGTATATTAGTTTTTTTGTATCTACAATTAGGGCACGATATATATCACAACATCGCCAAGCGTCATCTAACTAATACATATTAAGACACAAGGAGAAAACTATATGTCAGACCTAAACAAAGTAGAAGCCATTCTTACAGAAATCCAGGCTTCTTTAGAAGTTGATAATAAAGTCTCTGAAGAAATCGCAAAAAGTGCTGATAGTTTGGTGGATGCTCAAGTAGAAAAATTTGAAGCACTCTCTAAATCAGTTGATGCATTATCAGAGAAACTCGACAGCATCTTTACTGCTATTGAATCACTTAATATTCCTACACAAGAGGAAATTGAGAAAGCAGTAGAAGCAAAAGCTGAAGAGCTAACTAAATCAGTCGAAGAGAAAACTGAGCAAATTGAAGAGCTTTCTAAAAAAGTAGAAGTTCTTGAGAATGAGCCAGTTCAAAAATCTGCAACTGTAATCGTTGAAGAGAAAGTAGAAGAGGAAGTTGTTGAAACTCCTGTTGCTACTCGTCAAGACCTAATTAATAAAGCAATGGCAGAGCTAAACACTGCTAATTTTGAAAGAAAAGCCCAACTCTTTAAAGCGATTAGTCGCCTTGAGGCGGGTGTAGATATTGATAAAGTAAATTTTTAAGGAGAATACATAATGTTACCAAATATCAATGAGAACGTTACTATTAACGAACTAACCCGTCTAAATGATTCACTTCGCAAGAACAGCAACGTTGGCTATCAAAGCGGCGTTGGCGCAAACGTAGGTGGCGACAGCCTCGCTCCTATCGTTCCTCAGAGCATTGAGGGAACTCTTGCTTCTGCAGCATTCACTATGCGCGACCTTGCTCTTTGGCCTATGATTCCAAAGATTCAAGCAAGCAACACTCTTCACGAGTATGCTGTTATTGACAGCCACGGCGAGGACCTTGACCCATTCATCGCTGAAGGTGGTGGTAGTGATACCTTTGGTGCTTCTGCTTCACAATATAGCCGCAAGAGCGTTAAAATCAAATATATGGCAGAAAAGCGCAGCATCTCTGACGTTGCTACTCTTGTAGGTATCGTTGGTCCTAACGCTGACGCACTTGCTGAGGAAACTGAAAGAGGAACAATGAGCCTTCTTCGTAAGATGGAAGTTCAGCTTTTCCACGGTGATGAAGATGTAAATCCTCTCGCTTTTGATGGTGTTCTTAAGCAAATCGAACGTGATGAGAGCACAACACGAAATCCATTCCAGTTTGGTAAATCATTCAGTGAAAACTCTGAAGACCTTTCTGGTGCTGCTCTTACTGGCGACGTTCTTCACGAGAAACTTGGCGAGCTTTACTCAGCTCCTCGTTTTGGCCAGCCTGACGCAATCTTTATGAGCCCTAAAGCTTACAGCAAGCTCATTAAAGACTCTGCACAAAATGGTCGCCACGACTCTATGGTTCTTGTTAATCAAGGAGACCAAGGTGTTCATACTCTTGGTGCTGGTCCTCGTATCCACATTATGGGTCCTATGGGTCCTGTTCCTGTAGTTGCAGCTCCATTCATTAGTCGTCGTCTTGCTCCACCTACTGCTAAGTCAGCTGGTAGCGATATGACTATCGACCCAGTAGCAGCTAACAACTTCGTCGTTCAAGATGACCGCCTTCTTGTTGATTATCAAAATGATGCAGTTGCTCGCGGCCTTTCAGCTCCTGTAGGCTGGGACGCAGCTGGCACCAACAAGGGCCACGATGGCGATTTCCGCTATGTATTCGTTCTTGTAAATAAGAAAGGCTATTCTGCTCCTATTATCTCTGCAGTTCGTGATGCTAACGATGGTCAATTCCCACGTTTCCGCCTTGCAGCTCCTGCTGGTGGCGCTCCTCTTTACGTTCGCATTTACCGCGCTGATAAGGGTGCTGCTGCAACTGACACTGAGGTTCTACGCGCTGCACAACTTATTGGTGAAGTTAAATGGGATGAGATTAGTGGTGCTATCGAGTGGTATGATGCTGGCCTTGAGCGCCTCGACTGCGACCAAGTTCTTATCACTCAGCTTGATGCTGGTGTTATGGAGTTTGCTCGTCTTCTTGATTTCATTCGTCGTCCTCTTGCAGAAGTGGGTGCTGCGAAACAATTCCTACTTATGCTTTTTGGAGCTCCAAGTGTTAAGGTTCCTAAGAAGAACTTCGTTCTCCGCAACGTTAACAACAAGTAATACCCTATAGGGTTTTTGGTCGAAGAGCGCGGCTAATACAACTCTCCTATAAAAAAACTATTTTTTACCTCTGTTTTACGCTCTCCCGGTAGCAGGGGTTTTTTTACATCGACATCTTAAAACACAAAACAGAAACAAATAAGTCATCAATAAGGATAAACAATGGCAGTTACATTAAGAGACATCATTACAGTTGATTTACTTAAGAAAACTATGTTAGTAGGCGTTGATTTGACTGACGATGCAGGCAACGATTATCCTGATGAGTTATTTGAGGAGGCAATCGAGCAAGCTATATCACTTATCAGTGAAGAACTTGAGTTAGATATTGACACTTATAAAGTTAAATCTGAGAGACACGACTTATATAACGACCAAAGAAATGCTTGGTATGCTAATCAACTTGATAGAAGACCTCTTAAAAGCGTAAATTCGTTAGAAGTATCTTATGGAAACTATGTTCCAGTAGATATACCTAATGCTTGGCTGAATATAACAGAGCCTTTTACTTCTTCAGTATCACTAATACCTACTGCAGAGAGTATTGGGACGTTTAGATTTAACAACGTTTTACCTCTTTTGATTGACCCTATATCAAACTATGGACGACATACTCGCGTTCCTGCTTACTTTAAATACCAATATACAACTGGATTTAACTTCGTATCAGGCACTATAACAATACCACAAAATACAACAGAAGTTGTTGATATATCTTTTGGTGAAACATTTATAGATAGAGCAAGATTTAGTTTCGAAATAACAGATGATGGCAATGGCAACCTTCCGGGAGCTACAGCACCTAAAATAAAAGCTTTTGGAATCACAGATTCAGAGTTTAGCGTTGAGAGCGATACTACTCCGCTTTTAGGTGATATGACCATCATATATACCGCACATTCTGTCCCACCTTTAATCGTCAAGGCTATACTATATACAGCTGCTATGCTTCCACTTGATACTGCAGGTGATTTATTAGCAGGCGCAGGTATAGGCCAGTTTAGTTTATCAGTTGATGGACTAAGTCAAAACATTGCAACAACAAGCTCAGCTACGAGCGCAGGGTATGGAGCTAAGATTATTAGCTATAGAGAACAACTCAAAACTGCAATGAAGACTCTTAAAAAGAAGTATAAAACTACTAAAATAGCGGCAGGATTCTGATATGTTATTACCTACTCCTGACCAAAGTTTAACAAAAACAAGAGCAGATTTTAGAATACAAGAGTTTAGAAAACTAATTAAACAAAAAGGCTTAGTTTTAACTTGGCAACAAACTATTGATTGCCCTTGTAATATTCAAACTTCAGTTGATGGTAGACTTGATTTATTAAATGTAGTTGATATTGATGCACAAAAAGGTGGGCAT